AAGTACAATAGTTTTTAATTCTTCTTTAACTTCGGCTGATGTTATAGATTTTATTTTAATATTAGGAAATGTTTTAGATATAGGAACACCAAGTGATGCAACAGTATCAACAGCTAAAGTTGCAGATGATGCAATTACTTTAGCAAAGATGGCTAGTGGAACAGATGGAAATGTTATTAGTTATGATGCTTCTGGAAATCCAGTAGCAATCGCAACTGGTAGTGATGGTCAAGTTTTAACATCAACAGGAGCAGGATCACCTCCAGCTTTTGAAGCAGCAGCAGGTGGTGCTACAACATTTATTTCAAACACTACTATATCAAATGATTCTACAGTAGAAATTACAAGTGGTATAAATAGCACTTATGATATTTATAAAATTTATTTAGTAGGTGTAACAGTATCACTTGATAATGGTAGTCAAAATCTTGAATTTCAATATCAGATAGGTGGTTCATTTATTACAGCAAATTATAGATATGCTGTTCATAGAAATCACTCAGGAAGTGCAACAGGTTCTGGTTATGTTAGTCAAAGCGCAAGTGCTATAAGAATAAATGCTGATGTTACTGGTGGTGCTTCTACTGAAGCATTAGATATGCTTATTACTTTATATACACCATCAAGCACAGCTAAACATAAACAAATAACATATCAAGGAGTTAATTTTACCGCTAACAGTCAACTAGAAAATTGGTCTGGTGCTGGTATTAATGACAATGCTGGAGCAGTAACAGGTTTTAGAGTTCAGCCAAGTGCTGGAACTTTTCCAGCTGGAAATATATATCTTTATGGAGTTAATAAATCATAGGAAATAATTATGGCAAGATTTAAAAATTTAAATGGCGTAAGAATACAATTTACAGCCCAAGAGGAAACATTAAGAGATTCTGCGGAAGCACAAGCAGCTATTGATCAACAAGCTAGAATAGATGCACAAACTTTGGCAGATGCAAAACTAGCATCAGGTAAACAAAAACTTAAAGACTTGGGTTTAAATGATGCTGAAATTAAAGCATTAACAGGAGCATAATAAATGGCAATAACAACATTAAATTTAAGAGCATTAAACAGATCAGACACAGCAAGTGCTGGACAATTAGTTACAGCAACTTCTGCAACAGCTATGGATTTTCAAGCGGCAGCGGCTGGTGGAAAAGTTGGACAAGTAGTTACAACACAATTAACAGCTCCAACAAGTACAACAAGTACATCTATGGTGGCTATTTCAGGTTATACAAGAGCAATAACACCAGTAGCTACAAGTTCTAAAGTATTAGTAACTATGTATTTAAGTGGTGGTTCTTATGATGGTGCGCACATACATTTTCAAATGTTTAGAGATACAACACAAATTGCTTTAGGAGATGCAGATGGTTCAAGAGTTAGAGCAACTTTTGGTTGGAGAAATCACTCATACTTTTCTAATTATCATTCAAATCCTTGGTGTGTTCAATGGCTAGATAGTCCTAGTTCAACAAGTTCAGTTACTTATTCTATGAAATGGTCAACTACTGCAAACACAATTTATTTAAATCGTTCTTGGGATAATACAGACCACGCAAATTATCACAGAACAGTAAGTTCAATAACATTACAGGAGATATTAGCATAATGATAGATATAGCTACAGCAATACTAGCAATTAAATCAGACGCACAAGTGAGTATTACTAGTGAAGATTTTGATAAAATAATTTGGCATGACGATAATCCAACTAATATTACTAAAGAAGATATTGAAACTAAACAAACAGAACTACAAGCAGAGTATGATGCTAAGCAGTATTCAAGAGATAGAGAAAAAGAATATCCAAGTATAGCAGATCAGCTCGATGACATTTATCATAATGGCATTGATGCTTGGAAAGCTACAATTAAAGTAACTAAAGACAAATATCCTAAATAATAAAAAAGATTTATAAATTACTAAACAATTTTAAACTAATTTACCAATCCAATTACCTTTTTTATCCAAAACTAAAGGCAACAGTCTAGGTATGCCATCTATAATCATACCACATCCTAAAACAAATCTTGTTCTAAAGTTTTTAGCATAAGCAAAAGCCATTGATTTTTGATTTACTAAACAACCTACATTCATTCCAAAAAATAAATTGTCGGGATTAGCCCAATAATTAATAACAAATTTAGTATGATAATGTCCTTGCACAGCACTCATACCCATTGTTTGAGATACTTTTAATACATCAGCACTCCTGCCATGCGTAAAGAAACATCTTTGTCCATTAGACATGGTAAGAGTTAGATCATCAATCCATTTCCATTTCTTTGTACCTAAAAAATCTCCATAACTTTTTAAAAATTCTTTACTCATTCCATATTTTAATGCTCGTCTATAGACCATACTACTATGGTTACTATCTACTTCAATCATATTTGGAAAAATGGATTCTAATTCTTTGATATATTCTTTGGCAACTTTTAATTCATCACCAGCACTATATAAGTCAGGATCATGGGTGTGCATATTGATAGCATGAAAATCCAATAGATCACCAATATTAACGACACGATCTGGTCTAAATTGTTTCTTAATTTCTGCCAAGAACTTGAAGCTATATTTGTTATGATATGGTACATGAAGATCGCTTATTACCAGAATTCTTTTATTTTTGCAAGAAGCCATTTAGTTTCCTTCAAATGTTTCTGTTAAGTTCTTGATTTGTTCTAAAGGATTAATTATTTTTACAATATTATTTGAAATTTCTACATCAACAATTCTAGGTGTTTCTGTTTTGTTCTCGTAGTTGATTATTATATCTTTCAAAACTATCATTCTATTGATAGTTGAGTTGTATCAAGTTAAATTAATTTTTGCAAGAATTCATTATCGCTGAAAGTTTTTCTGCTCGTTTAGAAGTTTGTTTAGCCCAACGACTATCTAACATTTCCAATGATGCTGTGTTGTAATCATTTTCTTTTAATGCTTTCCACATAGCTTTAAATTTTGAAACTCCACCAATTCCTAATTGAAACACCATCTCAATTATGACACAATTTGCTTGATGATGTAATGACAAATCACCTATAAGACTAAACGCATTAGTTTTAGCTTCATCAAAATCTTTATCAAATTGTTCTTGTAATTGTTCTTTAGAATAAGTTTCACCTTCTTTATAAGGATCATCTTTTCTTACTAAATGTCCAAATCCAATTGTGGCGAAACCAAGACTATCTTTATAAACTGTATCTACAAATCCTTCATGCTCTTGTATTTGTTCTTTTAATTCTGCATACATTATTTTGGTCTTTTCATTATATCAGCACCTTTTAAACCATATATTGCAGAAACTACACCTATAAATAAGGCTTGATACCAAAAGGGCATATTGTTAAAATACTCAAAAAATTTTTCTACTTTTTCCATTATTGTCGGGTCTTCACTAAAAATACTCCAAATTAATATCATTACGGGGGCAGAAACTAAAAGCAAAACGAATTCGTCTTTCCATCCTTGTTGATTATTTTGGATTATAGTTTTTTTAAATTCTAATTCACCACTTGCCATTTTTTCCATATGTCGCATTTCAGCCACACTTTCTAAATGTTTAGTTTGTTGGCGATTTTTAATAACAGACATACCTAATTTAATACCACTAGGTAAAAGTTTTGTAAGAAGTCCAATCATAGTATTATCATATACTATGTTATAGTATTATTCTATTTTTTTATGTCTAGATTTTTGAGTAGTCTTTTGACTTTTTCAAGATAAACAATTTGATCCCATGCTTCCTCTTGGGCATCTGTAATCCAAGCTACTATAGGTTTATCAGCTTCAATCATAGTTTTGCCATATTTGTCTATTCCTTTATCGGATCGCTTGGCAAAAGTTTGGATTAAATCCATCACTAAAGGATCATTGGTATAGACAAAAGGTCTAACTACTTTTTCGGGATGTTTTGGTGGTTTTGTCATTTTAATTTTGTTGGGGTAAGGTTTTAATTAATAGCTTTTTAATTACTTAAACTTACCCCCTCTAGTGCTTTAGAATCATAGTTTCTATTTTTTATATCTATGAGACAGGATTACTATATCGCCTATTTGCACGTTACAAATTCCTTTCATTTAAAACTTCACTCCCATATAATGATCGCAAAATTGATTAACACTACAATAATGTTGACACCTTACATCTTCACCTTTTCTTAAAACAATACTACAACCTTTTCCTTCAACCATGTTTTGTGAAATTAAAAATTGTTTTGCTTCAGCTTCAGTATCAAGCAACCTTACAGCAGATTTTCTTCCAGATTTCATTACTGCGTATTTATCTTCCCTTCTCCATCTTTCAGTTGCAGTACATAGAGGAAGTTTAGAAGCCTTTTCTGCATTTTGATGTATCTTAATTCTCTCTTTAACATAATTGTCTTGTTCTTCTTCTGTCCATCTACGAATAGGGATCATCACTACTTGTTTTTTAGGATAGTTGTCCGATCTCATTACTTGCATTTTAGACCAATCTCGCAAGATAGCCATTACAGATAATCTTTTTACTTTTATTTGAGTTGTGTAATTGATTAATTCTTTAGGGTTTTTTCTACAAAGAAAGTCTAATACATTAAGTTGATTTTCCCAATCTACTTTAGGTTCTTTTAAAGCATTAACAACTGCCCATGATGAAGTAGTTTTAAAATCAATTAAATGACCATCCCTATTTAATAAATCAAAAGCACCACTTAATTTCCATCCATTAGTAATTTTATCATCTTTAAAATATAGTCTTCGTTCAGCTATTTCTTTTCTAGTTTTTCCTCTTTCAATAACATGGTGAATAGATTGACCTAATAAAGAAAATATCCTATCGCTTACATCTTCTTGTAATAAATCCCAATTTCTTTTTTGTAATACTCTTATTCTAGGGGGAGCAATTAAACGAGTAGTAGATATATCCGAATTACTTTCATAAGGATCGTTGATTACTGCTCGTTCAATTGATTTAGGGAGATTACTTGCATTAGTAAATTTCATTAAAATGGTACTTCCCCAATATTATTTCCATTTCCTTCATCACCATTATCACTTTGATCTAAACCATCTAATTCTTTAGAACGAAGTATCATGTTTCTAATTCCTTCAGATAACTGACTAAAACTTTCTTTTTGCCCTTTTTGAAAGTCATCAATACTAAAAGATACACTAGAATTATATTGTTCGTTAATCTTCATGTCTTTAGGTAATGGAAGAATATTTGTTATTTTTTCTTTACCATTGTCTTTATGCATAACTTGAAGTTGACAAGTTTGACCAAGTAATTTGATAATATCAAATCCATCTGCTTCAGTTGCAGTAAAAGGTCTTCCTCGCCAAGATACCAAATCCATACCTAAATTTGATTTCTCATGTAGAGATAGATTGTAAAATTTACTTATAGTCATAGGAAGATCATTAGATAGTTGTTCGGGTAATTCCCAAATAACCAATGCTTGTCTTTTCCAAGACACATCACCTTTAAAGTCTTGCTTTTGAGTACCTAGATCAATTACTTTAATACATCTTGCTTTATGCATTCCAATAGGAACTTTTGGGTAAGTTTGCTCGTTTGTTTTTGCTATTATTGTTGTCATATATCCTTTTTTCTTATTTATTATTAATTAACTATAGTAAATATAACAAGCATTTACTTTAGTCAAGTATTATATTGACTAATGTTAATTATTTTAGTAGAAATAGGGTATAGAGGTAGTAAGGTTAGGACTAGGATATATCCGTTATTGATGTTTAAAATCATACGAGCCGAAACATCCCTTATTACCTCTTGTATATAAAATTATGGCAAGTATTCTAAATGAAATAATTGATGAATTAAATGCTAAAGGTAAGCGAATAGACAAGGAAATATTGAATATTGATAGGTCTTCAGTTATACCCGATCATGCAAATAAAGCTGAAACTATATTAAAAATGACTGATGAAGGAATACAAACCAATGAAAGAGCAAAATATTTAATAGGACTTAAACAAGTAAATGACGCAGATAATATTATATGAAAAAATCTAATTTTGAGATCGCTAAACAACGAAAAAAGGAGATAGTAAATACATATGGGGGTAAGAAACTCTCAAAAATGTTGCATATCTCACATCCTGCTGTTTCTAAATGGAAAGTAATACCCCCATTTAGAGCATATCAGATTGCAAAACTTGGAGATTTTGATATAGAATACATAAGACCAGACTTACAAATTGATCCAACAAGGTAAGTCAATAGTGGGGCGACTTTTTTAGTGGTAATACGAATCATTTTAGCACCCTCCCTTGTCGCCCCATCATAGCATTGCCATAGCATTACTAAAATTTGCCATCATTTTGCTAATGGCAAAACCATCCCCTTCACCTTCACCTTCAACTGCACCTACAACTACACCTACACCCAAGATAGTGTTTGACAAGTGATAGTGATTTGGTATAACTTAACCTAACTTAATATGAGAAAATCTACTAAAGACGAACAAAGCCCTGCATTTCAATTTTATGCTAATGATTGGATAAGCGACCCTAATAGGATGAAGTTATCTTTAGAGGAACAAGGGGCATATATATTATTGTATTGCCATTGTTGGAGAGGATTTAGAGTTAAATATGATTGGGAAATTTTGTCTAAAATGTGTGGATGTAGATTAGAAAAGATTAAAACAATATTCCCTAAAATAGAACACTTATTTATTAAAGAAAAAAAAGATAAGGATGAAGGTTATTATCTTGTTTGTATTCAAGCTGAAGAAGAACGAAAAGAACAAGATAAGAATAGAAAATTAAGATCAAAAGCAGGAAAACTAGGTGCTAGAAAAAGATGGTCAGCAGAAAGTTTAAAAGAGGATGAGAAATGAATATAACACAATTAGAAAAAGAAATAATAAAGGCAATAAAGATAGAAGATAAAGATATAAAGAAATCTTTAGACGAAGAAAGACCTTTAAGTGATTTAAAAGGTTTGATTAAATTTATTAAAAAATGTTTTAAAGAACATAACGAAGCATGACAAAAATTATAATATTTATATTAGCTTGTACGAATTGTGATTTAACAAAAATTACTTATCCTTTTAATAATCATAAATATGTTTCTTGTGGGGATATGGGAAATGAAATCAGAAATAATATATCAACGTACAATGACAATTTAGAAATACAAGGATGGTACACTAAAAAAGGTTATTTATTTGTAGGATTTAGGTGTGAATGACAGACTATAATAAACTATTAGAAATGTGGCGAGATGAAAAGAAAAAAAGACAAATTGCTGAAGGTGAATTATCTATTATTAAAGGGATAGGAAATAACTCTCCCGAAATGAAAGCATTAAAAGAAGAAGTAGAAAGATTTAAAAAAGAAATTCCCATGATTAGAGAAGATGTACAAGTTGAACTTTTACAAAAAGATAAAAGAATACTTGACCTTCAAACAATAGATAAACACCATCAAAAACTTAATGGGGAATTAATGGAAGATAATAAAAAATTATCAAAACAAATACAGGATTTAGATAAAGTAAAAGAATTAAGATCAAAAGGTATTTTATGAAAGTAGAGTATTCGGAAATAA